CTTTCATTTGCATCATTAGAAGCTACTTTCATAATACCTTTTTCACCTTCTTTAGGGCTTTCATCAGCTCTACCACCTTCTTCAGCTCTAAATCTTTGCGCTAAAAATTTTTCTGGATTAGCTCTTATTGCTTCCATGTCTATACCTGATTGATCTAATAATGCTTGTGCTTCTTCTTCTGTTTCAGCACCTGTGCCAAGACCTAGTAGTGGTAATAGTGATGTTGCTGAGATTGCTTTTAATGGACTTAACTCACCTCCAAAACCAAATAAACCTGATGTTCCTTTAGTCATTATACCAGTATTAGGTGCTCTAGGTGTTCCTAAAAACTCACCAGGTTTCCCAAAAGCAATATTTTTTAAACCTTCTCTAGAAAAAATATTAAATAATTTATCTTTACCAAGAAATGTTTGAGGACTTAAAAAACCTTTAAACATACCACCTACTCCAGTTCCCGCTGCTAAATTACCGAGTGCACCTGCACCTGTATATAATAATGCAGCTTTACCTACCGGTGACTTTGCAATCTTCTTAACAGCCCTTGTAGCTTTCTTAACAAGTTTACCTAAACCATACATCTGTCTTGCAGATTCAAAGTCCATGATCCCACCTTCGTAAGGCATGCCACCTTCCATAAGACCAATACGTCCACCATCGGCTACTGTTTGAACAGGTTGATAAAACGTTTCTTCAGATGCATCCATCTCATTTAATTTATCTAAAGTTTTTTGATCCTCTTCCGTAAATGTAGGACCACCAAAATCTTCCATTCTTTTTTTCTTTTCTAAATTTTGTTTTTGTGCAAGAGCAAGTCCTACGACTTTTGCCTGAGCATTTTCTAAAAAACCATCTTGTATATTTCCTGTTGTAGTATCATCATTTTCTTCTGTTAATAAACCTAATTTATTAAATTCAGACATGTCTTTTGTTTTAGGAGTAAAAAAACCTTTGCCTTTGTCATACATATTACCGATAGAACTTCCTACAATAGGTATTCCTGTTAATGCACTTAAAAGTCCACCGAATATTCTACCACCATAACCTGGTTTTAAAGAACCATCAGGTCTAAGCTCTGTGTATCCAAATCTATTTGCACCACCAAATAGATTACTTCTTCCTGTAAATTTTTCTGTAACAGTATCTACTTGTGGATTTAAATTTTCTTTTGTAAATTCAGTAAATCGGTTACCATTATTTCCACCTCCTCTTTCTGGACCTGTGCCTCGTCCAGCGCCACCTTGATCAGTTCTTCCTCCCTGATATCCTTCAGATCCAAATCGGAGTCCTACACGTCCTCCTTGTTCTAGTAATTGTTTTGCTATTTGTGATCTAGTTATGGCCATCGTTCTATCTTATTTTGTTTTTCCTAATAAATCAAGGCTTGGCATAATCACAGTAACATCTTTTTGTATGTCCTCTGGTGATATGCCTTTATCCTTCCATTCCTTATCATTCTTATATTTTTCACCTGTTTTCTTATTAGTTATTTTTTCTATTATTTTATCTGGTTGTAGTTCAATCATTATGTTGTTACCTCTCTTGGCTGTATTTCTAATATAGAAGCTATGACGTGCAGCTCATTCGCGTCAGCAGCTTGTACTTTTAATGCTTCACCTTCTTCCATTACTAAAGGTTGAGTTAAGAGTTCTGTGGTTGCTTTAGATCCAATAGATTTATCTTTAAACAAATTAAATATAGCACTACTAGCATTGACTAATGTTATGGTTATTGTGCTTCCTGATCCAGCATCCTCAGATACTATTAATGATTTTACGACAGCAGTTTTAAATGATGGCACTGTATAAAGTGTCGTAAGATCTGTTGTAGTTAAGTCTACTTTTTTATTTATAAAACTATTAGCCATTAATTTAAAAAGAAGTTTTGTGCTTCTACCTCATCTTTTAATTCTTGTTGATATGTTGTGTTTAATTTTTCTACAATCGCATCAAGATCTCTTACTTGAGATTCTGCAACTGTAACATCATATTCTCGACTAGCTCTTGTTAATACTTGTACTATCTTTGCCATTATCTACGTCCATCAGGTTGTATATCTAATCTAAAAGTTCCTAGTTTCCAGGTTTGACTAGCTGCTGTATTTTCTATTTTTAATGCAACAGCTCTAGCTCTTGCACGTGTATCCACTTTTGTAGTAGATGTTGTAATGTCAAAAGGTCCAAGTGGAGAACTAGCTTGTGAATTATTTGGATAGTTTTTTAATTGTAATGTAACCCTAGCTGTTCCTGTTTGAGATATAAAGTCAGGTACAAATCTTCTTATTTTCATTATAAATTCACCATCTCCTCTAAACGTTGCAAGTCCTGTAGATTGCCCTGTTTGAGTTCTTGATTGTGTAATATCATAATCTCCAGAAGATATGCTTGCTGTGACTGCAGTTATAGTTCCATTTTTATTTTGATCTGTTCCTGTTTCATGTTCATAGTAAGTAGTAATTCCCTCTGTGTTTCCTACAACGTCAAAAGATGTATCCGTATCTGCGTCATACTCTGTTGCATGAGGTGTTCCAAAGACAGCTGAATCTCTCCACATAGTTCTCGATAATGTTCCATTTGTCCACACAGGTCTTTGTGGTGAAGAATCAAAATAATTATAAGCTACCATTCTATTTACAACTGAAGATGTTGATGTTGGATAAAACCAAATAACTTCACCAAATAAATTATTTAACCCTGCTGATACCATTTGGTTACCTGATGTTAAATTTATATCATCATAAACAAAGTCTTCTACCAAACAAGGTAGTGATTCTAATTTACCGGCATATCTAAAGAAACCATTTTCCGACATCCAATACGCAGCACCATCAACTTCTACACATGCATTCTTTCCAACAAGTCCACAGTTTGTTCCGACTTGTGCAAATGCAAAGGTAAATGGTTGACCTACAAAACGTTGTGTAAATAAAGCTGTGTCAGTCCAAACATAAAGTGCATCTCTACCTCTGATAGCACCAATGATCCGTGATCCGTCGGCCAGTCTCTGTGTACCAGCTGTATTGGTTGCTGTAGGTGTATATGTATTTATATCTTCTTGGTCTGAGAATCTTATAAACATATCATCTTGTGTTGATGTATCACCAATAGTTGTTTCGGTTCCATAAAAAACTAAGTGACGATCGGGTGTAGATACTGTCATGTGACGTGATGCTGTTGGTGCACCAGATATAATTGTTGCTCTTGTAACTGTTGCATTTGATAAAGAAGAGTCCCATTCAAAAACAGCACCATTGACAATTAAACAAATTGCTTTATCACCAAAATTATCTAATGACCACATACCAGGTTCAATAACTAAGTCTCCCGATGCTGCTTCACCCCACGCAACATAATCTGAAGTATTTGTAATTGTAGCTCCATCACTATGAGATGCTGCTGTTGTATTTCTTACACCTCTCGTAACACCAGTTAAAGTGTTTGAAGAAATACCTGTATAAGATATTTCTTCTGTTCCTATTAAAATAAAATTTGTTCCAGAGTCAGGAAACTGAGATGCATCAGTTAATACAATAGTAGTTGTTGAATCATTAATCGCTCCATTTAAAGTCGTTGTAACTGCTCCTGCTTCTTCTCCACCCCATGAACCTAATCCATAACCAAAACCTTTTGCTTGTACAGCCGGTCCTACTGGATAGTAGTGCTGCACTCTAATACCGCCCGATGTTGTTGCACCAGATCCTGTTTCATTAGATGGCATTGTAATTGTAAGTGTTGTAGTTGATGGCACCGATGTGACCATAAATTTTTTATCATCAAAGTCTGATGCACCAAAATTAGAATTTGTTATTGTAGTAAAATTATCTAATAACAATATTTCACCTGCAGCTATGTTGTGTGCACTAGAAAAGGTAAGTGTTACAACTGCTGATCCATTAGTTGTACTAAATGCGTTTGTGAGTGTGGTTGTAGTTTTAATAGGATGTATGTCATAAAATATACCCCCTGAGTATGCATATAAAATTCTGTTACTGCCTATAATTGCATATTTTCTACCCAGACTATTTACAAAATGATGAAGTCCTCTAACAGCCCCTGTTAAATCACTTGTTCCTAGCTGCTTCCAACCACCTATTTTTTCAGGTGTTCCGTATCTAAATCTAACATTATCACAATCTACCCATTGCCCTTCTGCGGTAGTTTCTGAAATTTGTTTATTAATACCTGGCTGAAATCCTATTTTTTGTAGCATTTATATCCTTTTCTCCAATAGTATTATAGCTAATATCACAGATTTTAAAGGTTTTAAACTACTTATTTTAAAAGATTATCTACAGGATCCTTATCTTCATCTGATCCTGTCTCTATTTCTTTATTAATTGGCGTCGTTAAATTTCTTGTTTCATCATCAAAATTTTTTTGAAATTCTATAAAAAGAGAAATAAATAAATTAATAAAATGTTTTAAAAAAGTTGTTGAAAGTGTAATTTTTCCTTTTTCAGAAATAATTTTTCTTTCCTCTATTGTAAAATGAATTTCACCTGATCCATCTTCTTTTTGATTTATTTTCATGATTTTACTCCTGTTGATCTTACTCCCCAAGTTTCTCGTTGATCCATATGATAATGTTTACTTTTTCCATTAGCATCTACATAATGTAAAAATGTTTGAAATTGATAATCTCCATTAAACTCATTTCTCCAATGAGGTATTTCACATCCTAAATAAATAGCTGCATCCCCTTTTTCAAAAGTTAAAGGTTCTCCATCCATATAAATAGGCCAATTTTTATCGCCATTAATAAATACAGTAGTGCTAATTTCACAAGAAGGTCTATCATCATGTTTTTCTAACACAGCAAATTTTGTGTACGTTCTCCAGTACGAATATGTTGGTAAAAGTTTTTTACCTGTTTCTTTTTCTATAATTTTTTGTTTTTGTAGCATTAAAGTTTCCATAACAGGGTCTCCATAAAAAGCTGTGTCAGCATTGCCATTTACATAATCAAAATGTGTTTGATTTGTTCTGTGTTTTATTTCACAATATAAAGATAAAAAATTTATTTCTTCAGGAGTTAAAAAATTTTTTACAATTTTATATTTATAATCTTTTCCTATAATGCCCATGCTACAACCGAATACCTTTCTCCATTTGTTACTTTTTTTACACTATGTGGGTATAAAAAATTACTTGGCCAAATGATTAATCTATTTTTATTTTTTTTAATAACTGTTTCCTTATTTGTTTCAGGATGCTTAAAAACAATATCACCACCATCGTATTCATCATTAAGCATAAAAATCATACTTAATCTTCTAGGTGTGTTATATCCATCATCAACGTGAAACACATAATGACCATGGTTTACATATTTTAATATTTGTATATCAATAACATTAAAATTTTCATCAATTTTAAAATTTTTTTTATATTCAAAAATGTATCTCATAAAAAAAGATAATAAAAAATTTCGCCAATGTACTTGAGTTAAACTTTTACAATTTATATCATTCATGCTATACCAAAGTGTTTTTCTTACAGTTTCATCTACTTTCTGTTTCGATTCTCCTACAACTTTAGCAGGTGTAAATTCTAATGATTTAGCATATTTTAAAAAACCATTTAATATTTGGTCAGGAAGCACATCATCAAATATGTTTATGTATTTATGTAAAGGACTATTCATTTCCATGATTTTTTATTCCAATATACTCTTTTATAATTATCAATAAGATATTTTTGTAAATAAAATCGATTAGTTTTAATTTTCTGTTCAGTTTCTTCTTCTATTATCATTTTCCATCTATCTCTTTTAAAAGGTATAATTTGAACATATGGTAATCCTCTTTTTAAAACTGTTTTTAAATAAGGATATTTATCTCCATTTACTATAAATGGAAAATTAATATGAACATTAAAAGTGTCTGTATCAACTATGCCTGGTATTATACTAAACCTGTCATCAGTATTATTTAAAGGTGGTACGAATAAAGTAGAATAACCTGGTGGTGTTTTAATTACCCAAGGATTAAGTATTTTGTGCACAGGCAGATTACAATTTTTATTTAATAATGGGCTATTCTTTATTTGATTTGTGCCATGAAAATTATCATCTCCGTGGCAATTAATATTAACAGTATCTCTAAGACTTGTATTGGTTTGTGAAGATTTAAACCCTGTTTTCTTTTCTCCATCCACTACAACATTATGTTCAATTCCATAATCTATTGGCATTTTTAAAATATACCCTGAAGTAAGTGTATCAAGAAAAGGCAAACACCCTTTTACTGTAAAGTTTTCTGTTGAATGTGTTAATTTTTTAAACCAATCAGGAACATTTTGTTTTGCAGGTATTGGTAAAATATCTTTATTATTTTCAATATAGTCTTTACTTGCTTTAAAAGTAATCTTTTTTTCAAGCATATATTAGTAATATAACAATTAAGGAATTTGTAAAGGAGATACGTATTCTATTGAATTATCTTCACAATGTTGTTCCCAAGTTTTGTTTAAAGGAAAAGTTATCGTAGACCAATCAAAATTTTTTAATAAATTATTATAAGTGTTAATACTATTATAAATCCCTTTTGAGTTGTTATTACAAGCTGGTTCTAAAAAATATTTCATTTTTTGTTTTACACTATTTGTGTACTTTTGTAAGTCTTCTAAATTGTCATAAACAGGAGTTGTAGTATTGTCCACAATAGTAACAGAACCATCCTCAGCTATTTGTACATTTCCAGTATCATTTTTTAATTTATTAAAATCTGAGTCACTTATTTCAACTGCAACAGAAGGTGGAAAAAAAACATTGTAATCATTTTTATCACTCTCATTTGCAGCGATACCTTGTAATTGATTATTAAGAGTTATAACGTAAGCCATTATTGTCCTCCATCATCAAAATAATGTAACAAACCAGGTGTGCCTGAATTACCGGCTCTGGTACTAGAAGGACA